TGGAGTTCTGCAGATCTGACTTATTCCATTACATACGAGATGTGAGGACGATATGGCAACACCAAATCCCCTTGAGCCGGTAAAAGGTGCCGGTACCACTCTGTGGGTTTACAACGGCAAGGGTGATGCTTATGCAAACCCGTTGTCAGACGATGACTGGCAGCGACTGGCTAAGGTGAAGGATCTGACGCCGGGCGAGATGACCGCTGAGTCCTATGACGACAGCTATCTCGATGATGAAGATGCAGACTGGACCGCGACCGGGCAGGGGCAGAAATCTGCCGGAGATACCAGCTTCACGCTGGCGTGGATGCCCGGAGAGCAGGGGCAGCAGGCGCTGCTGGCGTGGTTTAATGAAGGCGATACCCGTGCCTATAAAATCCGCTTCCCGAACGGCACGGTCGATGTGTTCCGTGGCTGGGTCAGCAGTATCGGTAAGGCGGTGACGGCGAAGGAAGTGATCACCCGCACGGTGAAAGTCACCAATGTGGGACGTCCGTCGATGGCAGAAGATCGCAGCACGGTAACAGCGGCAACCGGCATGACCGTGACGCCAGCCAGCGCTTCCGTAGTGAAAGGGAAGAGCACCACGCTGACCGTGGCCTTCCAGCCGGAAGGCGCAACCGACAAGAGCTTCCGTGCGGTGTCAGCGGATAAAACAAAAGCCACCGTGTCGGTCAGTGGTATGACCATCACCGTGAATGGCGTTGCTGCAGGTAAGGTCAACATTCCGGTCGTATCCGGTAATGGTGAGTTTGCTGCGGTTGCAGAAATCACCGTCACCGCCAGTTAATCCGGAGAGTCAGAGATGTTCCTGAAAACCGAATCATTTGAACATAACGGTGTGACCGTCACGCTTTCTGAACTGTCAGCCCTGCAGCGTATTGAGCATCTCGCCCTGATGAAACGGCAGGCAGAACAGGCGGAGTCAGACAGCAATCGGAAGTTTACTGTGGAAGACGCCATCAGAACCGGCGCGTTTCTGGTGGCGATGTCCCTGTGGCATAACCATCCGCAGAAGACGCAGATGCCGTCCATGAATGAAGCCGTTAAACAAATTGAGCAGGAAGTGCTTACCACCTGGCCCACGGAGGCAATTTCTCATGCTGAAAACGTGGTGTACCGGCTGTCCGGTATGTATGAGTTTGTGGTGAATAATGCCCCTGAACAGACAGAGGACGCCGGGCCTGCAGAGCCTGTTTCTGCGGGAAAGTGTTCGACGGTGAGCTGAGTTTTGCCCTGAAACTGGCGCGTGAGATGGGGCGACCCGACTGGCGTGCCATGCTTGCCGGGATGTCATCCACGGAGTATGCCGACTGGCACCGCTTTTACAGTACCCATTATTTTCATGATGTTCTGCTGGATATGCACTTTTCCGGGCTGACGTACACCGTGCTCAGCCTGTTTTTCAGCGATCCGGATATGCATCCGCTGGATTTCAGTCTGCTTAACCGGCGCGAGGCTGACGAAGAGCCTGAAGATGATGTGCTGATGCAGAAAGCGGCAGGGCTTGCCGGAGGTGTCCGCTTTGGCCCGGACGGGAATGAAGTTATCCCCGCTTCCCCGGATGTGGCGGACATGACGGAGGATGACGTAATGCTGATGACAGTATCAGAAGGGATCGCAGGAGGAGTCCGGTATGGCTGAACCGGTAGGCGATCTGGTCGTTGATTTAAGTCTGGATGCGGCCAGATTTGACGAGCAGATGGCCAGAGTCAGGCGTCATTTTTCCGGTACGGAAACTGATGCGAAAAAAACAGCGGCAGTCGTTGAACAGTCGCTGAGCCGACAGGCGCTGGCTGCACAGAAAGCGGGGATTTCCGTCGGGCAGTATAAAGCCGCCATGCGTATGCTGCCTGCACAGTTCACCGACGTGGCCACGCAGCTTGCAGGCGGGCAAAGCCCGTGGCTGATCCTGCTGCAACAGGGTGGTCAGGTTAAGGACTCCTTCGGCGGGATGATCCCCATGTTCCGGGGGCTTGCCGGTGCGATCACCCTGCCGATGGTCGGGGCCACCTCGCTGGCGGTGGCGACCGGTGCGCTGGCGTATGCCTGGTATCAGGGTAACTCAACCCTGTCCGATTTCAACAAAACGCTGGTCCTTTCCGGTAATCAGTCGGGTCTGACGGCAGATCGTATGCTGGTCCTGTCCAGAGCCGGGCAGGCGGCAGGGCTGACGTTTAACCAGACCAGCGAGTCACTCAGTGCACTGGTTAAGGCGGGGGTAAGCGGTGAGGCTCAGATTGCGTCCATCAGCCAGAGTGTGGCGCGTTTCTCTTCTGCATCCGGTGTGGAGGTGGACAAGGTCGCTGAAGCCTTCGGGAAGCTGACCACTGACCCGACGTCGGGGCTGACGGCGATGGCGCGCCAGTTCCATAACGTGACGGCGGAGCAGATTGCGTATGTTGCTCAGTTGCAGCGTTCCGGCGATGAAGCCGGGGCATTGCAGGCGGCGAACGAAGCCGCAACGAAAGGGTTTGATGACCAGACCCGCCGCCTGAAAGAGAACATGGGCACGCTGGAGACCTGGGCAGACAGGACAGCGCGGGCATTCAAATCCATGTGGGATGCGGTGCTGGATATTGGTCGTCCTGATACCGCGCAGGAGATGCTGATTAAGGCAGAGGCTGCGTTTAAGAAAGCAGACGACATCTGGAATCTGCGCAAGGATGACTATTTTGTTAACGATGAAGCGCGGGCGCGTTACTGGGATGATCGTGAAAAGACCCGTCTTGCGCTTGAAGCCGCCCGAAAGAAGGCTGAGCAGCAGACTCAACAGGACAAAAATGCGCAGCAGCAGAGCGATACCGAAGCGTCACTGCTGAAATATACCGAAGAGGCGCAGAAGGCTTACGAACGGCTGCAGACGCCGCTGGAGAAATATACCGCCCGTCAGGAAGAACTGAACAAGGCACTGAAAGACGGGAAAATCCTGCAGGCGGATTACAACACGCTGATGGCGGCGGCGAAAAAGGATTATGAAGCGACGCTGAAAAAGCCGAAACAGTCCGGCGTGAAGGTGTCTGCGGGCGATCGTCAGGAAGACAGTGCTCATGCTGCCCTGCTGACGCTTCAGGCAGAACTCCGGACGCTGGAGAAGCATGCCGGAGCGAATGAGAAAATCAGCCAGCAGCGCCGGGATTTGTGGAAGGCGGAGAGTCAGTTCGCGGTACTGGAGGAGGCGGCGCAACGTCGCCAGCTGTCTGCACAGGAGAAATCCCTGCTGGCGCATAAAGATGAGACGCTGGAGTACAAACGCCAGCTGGCTGCACTTGGCGACAAGGTTACGTATCAGGAGCGCCTGAACGCGCTGGCGCAGCAGGCGGATAAATTCGCACAGCAGCAACGGGCAAAACGGGCCGCCATTGATGCGAAAAGCCGGGGGCTGACTGACCGGCAGGCAGAACGGGAAGCCACGGAACAGCGCCTGAAGGAACAGTATGGCGATAATCCGCTGGCGCTGAATAACGTCATGTCAGAGCAGAAAAAGACCTGGGCGGCTGAAGACCAGCTTCGCGGGAGCTGGATGGCAGGCCTGAAGTCCGGCTGGAGTGAGTGGGAAGAGAGCGCCACGGACAGTATGTCGCAGGTTAAAAGTGCAGCCACGCAGACCTTTGATGGTATTGCACAAAATATGGCGGCGATGCTGACCGGCAGTGAGCAGAACTGGCGCAGCTTCACCCGTTCCGTGCTGTCCATGATGACAGAAATTCTGCTTAAGCAGGCAATGGTGGGGATTGTCGGGAGTATCGGCAGCGCCATTGGCGGTGCTGCCAGTGGTGGAGCATCCGCGTCAGGCGGTACAGCCATTCAGGCCGCTGCGGCGAAATTCCATTTTGCAACCGGAGGATTTACGGGAACCGGCGGCAAATATGAGCCAGCGGGGATTGTTCACCGTGGTGAGTTTGTCTTCACGAAGGAGGCAACCAGCCGGATTGGCGTGGGGAATCTTTACCGGCTGATGCGCGGCTATGCCACCGGCGGTTATGTCGGTACACCGGGCAGCATGGCAGACAGCCGGTCGCAGGCGTCCGGGACGTTTGAGCAGAATAACCATGTGGTGATTAACAACGACGGCACGAACGGGCAGATAGGTCCGGCTGCTCTGAAGGCGGTGTATGACATGGCCCGCAAGGGTGCCCGTGATGAAATTCAGACACAGATGCGTGATGGTGGCCTGTTCTCCGGAGGTGGACGATGAAGACCTTCCGCTGGAAAGTGAAACCCGGTATGGATGTGGCTTCGGTCCCTTCTGTAAGAAAGGTGCGCTTTGGTGATGGCTATTCTCAGCGAGCGCCTGCCGGGCTGAATGCCAACCTGAAAACGTACAGCGTGACGCTTTCTGTCCCCCGTGAGGAGGCCACGGTACTGGAGTCGTTTCTGGAAGAGCACGGGGGCTGGAAATCCTTTCTGTGGACGCCGCCTTATGAGTGGCGGCAGATAAAGGTGACCTGCGCAAAATGGTCGTCGCGGGTCAGTATGTTGCGTGTTGAGTTCAGCGCAGAGTTTGAACAGGTGGTGAACTGATGCAGGATATCCGGCAGGAAACACTGAATGAATGCACCCGTGCGGAGCAGTCGGCCAGCGTGGTGCTCTGGGAAATCGACCTGACAGAGGTCGGTGGAGAACGTTATTTTTTCTGTAATGAGCAGAACGAAAAAGGTGAGCCGGTCACCTGGCAGGGGCGACAGTATCAGCCGTATCCCATTCAGGGGAGCGGTTTTGAACTGAATGGCAAAGGCACCAGTACGCGCCCCACGCTGACGGTTTCTAACCTGTACGGTATGGTCACCGGGATGGCGGAAGATATGCAGAGTCTGGTCGGCGGAACGGTGGTCCGGCGTAAGGTTTACGCCCGTTTTCTGGATGCGGTGAACTTCGTCAACGGAAACAGTGACGCCGATCCGGAGCAGGAGGTGATCAGCCGCTGGCGCATTGAGCAGTGCAGCGAACTGAGCGCGGTGAGTGCCTCTTTTGTACTGTCCACGCCGACGGAAACGGACGGCGCTGTTTTTCCGGGACGTATCATGCTGGCCAACACCTGCACCTGGACCTATCGCGGCGATGAGTGCGGTTATCACGGTCCGGCTGTCGCGGATGAATATGACCAGCCAACGTCCGATATCACGAAGGATAAATGCAGCAAATGCCTGAGCGGTTGTAAGTTCCGCAATAACGTCGGCAACTTTGGCGGCTTCCTTTCCATTAACAAACTTTCGTAGTAATGGATTATGCCCACCGTCAGGTGGGTTTTTTGTTTAGCAGTTCTCTCAACTTTTCGTTCTGCTCTCTGAACTTTTCCTGTATTTCTTTTTGCATGGCGATCACTTGGGCTTGAAGTTGAACTAGCGCATCAACATTTAGCGGAACCGAGACGCTGTTGATTTTGTCTGCTATTTCCCCAAGAGTATTTTCTGCATTCAAGGCATCTTCCAGTATCTGAACAATCTCTGAGTTCATAGAGCGCCCGTTTCGTTTGGCTCGTTCAGCTATAGCATCTCGCATTCCGTCAGGAAAACGGAGGTTGAACTTGTCGTAGTCTTTTACTTGTTTTTCGGCCATTGCAAATCTCTCAAAAAAATCATGGTGCCATATTGCCATACGATTTCAATGGTGGCATTATGGCCTTCATGGCGTCACTTTGGCACCAAATAAAGGAGATTAGATAATGCAATATACACTTTTCACTGAGCGCAAAAATATCAAACTCAACCTTCGCCTTCCATCACGGCTGAATGAAGACCTTCGCCGCCTGGCGGAAATGGACTGTATATCTCTGAACTCTGCAATTGTTCGTTTGCTGGCAAAAGGTGTTAGGGAAGAGGTGGCGAATGGTCGCTAAAAACAGCGAAGCCCCAATGGCTGCAACCATTGAGGCTTCTAAATTACCAGTTAACCACGAGAAAACTGATATGACTAGTTTAGCAATTGCAGATCGCACAATCAATGTTCCATTCCACGGAACAAATCTCTTTTTGGTTGGAATTAACAATGAGCCTTATGTTCCTATGAAGCCTGTTGTTGAAGGTATGGGGATGGTTTGGGCTGCTCAATTTGTTAAGTTAAAACAGAGGTTTGCCAAAGGTATTTCGGAAATCGAAATACCTTCTGCTGGCGGTAAACAGTTAATGACATGTCTTGCCTTTCGTAAATTTGCGGCTTGGCTTTCAAGTATTCAACCAAACAAAGTCCGCCCTGAAATCCGCGAGAAGGTAATCCAGTATCAGGAAGAGTGTGACGATGTGCTCTACGAGTACTGGACTAAAGGCCATGTGGTTAACCCGCGCAAAGCTAAAAAGGCATTGCTGGGGAAAATCACCACTGAACAGCAGGAAGCCATTAAACAACTCGTCATGAGTCGCGGTCAGTCTCTGCCAAAAGAAAAACAGGCGAAGGCGATGATTACCATGTGGTCGTCACTGAAATCTCATTTTGGGTGTTCATACAAAGAAATCAGCGAGGAGCAGTTTACCGAAGCTCTGTCACTTGCTGCTCGCGTTCCGCTTGAAGGAGAGTTAATCGGCAAACAAGAGAAGAGCACCAATGAGTTTTCAGCGAAAGAAGCAAACAGCCTTGTATGGCTATGGGATTATGCCAACCGCTCACAGGCATTATTCCGCGAACTGTATCCGGCGCTAAAGCAAATTCAATCAAACTATTCTGGCAGGTGCTACGACTACGGCCATGAGTTCTCGTATGTTATCGGAATGGCGAGAGACGTTTTAATCAATCACACGCGAGATATTGATATTAATGAGCCAGACGGACCAACGAATCTTTCTGCATGGGTAAGACTTAAGAACAAAGAATTACCTCCTTCACTGCATCACTACTAACAGATTGCCAACGAAATGACCCAGCTTCGGCTGGGTTTTTTATCAGGAGTTCTCATGCTCTATAGCAATATATTGGCGCACGCCCGGCGATGTGCGCCAGCGGAGTCGTGCGGCTTCGTGGTGAGAACGCCGGAGGGGGAAAGATATTTTCCCTGCGTGAATATCTCCGCAGAGCCGGAGGCGTATTTTCGTATTGCACCGGAAGACTGGCTGCAGGCAGAGATGCAGGGGGTGATTGTGGCGCTGGTCCACAGTCATCCCTGTGGTCTGCCCTGGCTGAGCGAGGCAGACCGGCGTCTGCAGATAAAAAGCGCACTGTCCTGGTGGCTGGTCTGCCGGGGAGACATTCATAAATTCCGCTGTGTTCCACACCTGACCGGGCGGCGTTTTGAGCACGGGGTGACGGACTGTTACACGCTGTTCCGGGATGCATACCATCTGGCGGGGATTGAGATGCCGGATTTTCACCGCGAGGATGAGTGGTGGCGAAACGGTCAGAACCTGTACCTGGACAATATGGAGGCAACGGGCTTTTACCGGGTGCCCCTGTCCTCTGCACAGGCGGGCGATATTCTGCTGTGCTGTTTTGGTTCATCGGTGCCGAATCATGCCGCCATTTACTGCGGCGACAGTGAGCTGCTGCACCATATTCCTGAACAACTGAGTAAACGAGAGAGGTATACCGACAAATGGCAGCGACGCACACACTCCCTCTGGCGTCACCGGGAATGGCACGCATCTGCCTTTACGGGGATTTGCAACGATTTGGCCGCCGCATCGACCTTCGTGTGAAAACGGGGGCTGAAGCCATCCGCGCACTGGCCACGCAGCTTCCGGCGTTTCGCCAGAAACTGAATGAGGGCTGGTATCAGGTGCGCATTTCCGGGCGTGATGCAGGCGAAAACGAATTATCTGCCCGTCTTAATGAGCCGCTGGCAAATGGTGCCGTGATCCACATCGTACCGCGTCTGGCGGGTGCCAAAAGTGGCGGTATTTTTCAGGCAGTGCTGGGTGCGGCGCTAATTGCTACGGCAATCTGGATGCCGGGGCTTAGTATTGTTGCAAGTAATCTCATGTTCTCTCTTGGGGCAGGTATGGTTTTAGGCGGTGTTGCGCAGATGCTGGCACCGAAAGCCAAAACGCCTAAAGTGTCAGCCACTGATAACGGTAAGCAAAATACCTATTTTTCCTCATTGGATAACATGGTTGCCCAGGGCAATGTCCTGCCTGTTCTGTACGGTGAAATGCGCGTGGGGTCACGTGTGGCATCTCAGGAGATCAGCACGGCAGATGAAGGGGATGGTGGTCAGGTTGTGGTAATTGGGCGGTAATATTATTTACTCATGTTCTAACTGATTTAATATTTATATCGAACACTGATAATTATTCTGTTGGTTAGCTATATGAACAAAACGATTTTATTCTGCACGATTATTGCCTTAACAGGATGTAAATCTTTGGATTACGTAAAATCCGGCAAGCCTGTAATGGAAGGTAATTCATTAAAAAATATTGATGAATTGTCAGGCTGCATATCCAGACAATGGGCTGGTAATGGAACACCTATAACATCCATTCCTATTGAGAATGGGGTAAGCCTTTTAGTTCCACAGGCTATGGGTGGGTATGATGTTGTGCTTGATATCAAAAAAGCAGGAAATGGCAGTAGTTTTACTCTTTATGAACGCGTACCAGCATTAACGCCAAAAATTTTTGCTGATAGTGTTAATGCATGTAAATAATAGTTAATCCTGCCGTAACTCATGAGCCGCCTTTTGGGCGGCTTTGTTGTTTATGGAGTGTGAGGAATGGGTAAAGGTAGCAGTAAGGGGCATACCCCGCGCGAAGCGAAGGACAACCTGAAGTCCACGCAGCTGCTGAGTGTGATCGATGCCATCAGCGAAGGGCCGGTTGAAGGTCCGGTGGATGGATTAAAAAGCGTGCTGCTGAACAGTACGCCGGTGCTGGACAGTGAGGGGAATGCCAATATCTCCGGCGTCACGGTGGTGTTCCGGGCAGGTGAGCAGGAGCAGACACCGCCTGAGGGCTTTGAATCCTCCGGCTCCGAGACGGTGCTGGGTACGGAAGTGAAATATGACACGCCGATCACCCGGACCATCACGTCGGCAAACATTGACCGTCTGCGTTTTACTTTCGGCGTGCAGGCACTGGTGGAAACCACCTCAAAGGGGGACAGGAATCCGTCGGAAGTCCGCCTGCTGGTTCAGATACAGCGTAATGGTGGCTGGGTGACGGAAAAAGACATCACCATTAAGGGCAAAACCACCTCGCAGTATCTGGCCTCGGTGGTGGTGGATAACCTGCCGCCGCGCCCGTTTAATATCCGGATGCGCAGGATGACGCCGGACAGCACCACAGACCAGCTGCAGAACAAAACGCTCTGGTCGTCATACACCGAAATTATCGATGTGAAACAGTGCTACCCGAACACGGCACTGGTCGGCGTGCAGGTGGACTCGGAGCAGTTCGGCAGCCAGCAGGTGAGCCGTAATTATCATCTGCGCGGGCGCATTCTGCAGGTGCCGTCGAACTATAACCCGCAGACGCGGCAATACAGCGGTATCTGGGACGGAACGTTAAAACCGGCATACAGCAACAACCCGGCCTGGTGTCTGTGGGATATGCTGACCCATCCGCGCTACGGCATGGGGAAACGTCTTGGTGCGGCGGATGTGGATAAATGGGCGCTGTATGTCATCGGCCAGTACTGCGACCAGTCGGTGCCGGACGGCTTTGGCGGCACGGAGCCGCGCATCACCTGTAATGCCTGGCTGACCACGCAGCGCAAGGCGTGGGATGTGCTCAGTGATTTCTGCTCGGCGATGCGCTGTATGCCGGTATGGAACGGGCAGACGCTGACGTTCGTGCAGGACCGACCGTCGGATAAGGTGTGGACCTATAACCGCAGTAATGTGGTGATGCCGGATGATGGCGCGCCGTTCCGCTACAGCTTCAGCGCCCTGAAGGACCGCCATAATGCCGTTGAGGTGAACTGGATTGACCCGAATAACGGCTGGGAGACGGCGACAGAGCTTGTGGAGGACACGCAGGCCATTGCCCGTTACGGTCGTAACGTCACGAAGATGGATGCCTTTGGCTGTACCAGCCGGGGGCAGGCACACCGCGCCGGGCTGTGGCTGATTAAAACAGAACTGCTGGAAACGCAGACCGTGGACTTCAGCGTGGGTGCCGAAGGGTTTCGCCATGTGCCGGGCGATGTCATTGAAATCTGTGATGATGACTATGCCGGTATCAGCACCGGCGGGCGCGTGCTGGCGGTAAACAGCCAGACCCGGACGCTGACGCTCGACCGTGAAATCACGCTGCCATCCTCCGGTACCACGCTGATAAGCCTGGTTGACGGAAGTGGCAATCCGATCAGCGTGGAGGTTCAGTCCGTCACCGACGGCGTGAAGGTGAAAGTGAGCCGTGTTCCTGACGGTGTTGCTGAATACAGCGTGTGGGGGCTGAAGTTGCCGACGTTGCGCCAGCGCCTGTTCCGCTGTGTGAGTATCCGTGAGAACGATGACGGCACGTATGCCATCACCGCTGTGCAGCATGTGCCGGAGAAAGAGGCCATCGTGGATAACGGGGCGCACTTTGACGGCGACCAGAGCGGCACGGTGAATGGTGTCACGCCGCCAGCAGTGCAGCACCTGACTGCCGAAGTCACCGCAGACAGCGGGGAGTATCAGGTACTGGCCCGCTGGGATACGCCGAAGGTGGTGAAGGGCGTGAGTTTCATGCTTCGCCTGACCGTGGCCGCGGATGACGGCAGTGAGCGGCTGGTCAGCACAGCCCGGACGGCGGAAACCACATACCGCTTCACACAACTGGCGCCGGGGAACTACAGGCTGACAGTCCGGGCAGTAAATGCGTGGGGGCAGCAGGGCGATCCGGCATCGGTATCGTTCAGGATTGCCGCACCGGCAGCGCCGTCACAGATTGAGCTGACGCCGGGCTATTTTCAGATAACCGCCACGCCGCATCTTGCGGTTTATGACCCGACGGTACAGTTTGAGTTCTGGTTCTCGGAAAAACGGATTGCGGATATCAGGCAGGTTGAAACCAGCGCGCGTTATCTTGGTACGGCACTGTACTGGATAGCCGCCAGTATCAATATCAAACCGGGCCATGATTATTA